CTAGCCTAGGTATAGGATAGCACGCGGTTCTTACCATCGTTCGCTCGCGCCATCAAGGCGTAGCCATCACGCAAGACCATCGTGCGACGCTATCCAGTACTCGCTTGACCGACTTAGGTCTAGACGTTCGTCGCTTGTCATCCACCATCGAGGCAAGACCTCGCGGCACTAGCGCAAGCACTAGTGTGAACTAACTAGTAGTTACATCTTGCCACTGCGTTGACCTTACTAGCGCAAGGCGCGGGTTATGGCGCATACTCAACCCGCCGCTACTCGCATGATGCGAGCAACGATGCTTCGCTACCCTTTGCGTAGCGACATAGCAGGAGGCTAGCACCTCCAGCTCGAGGTGTCTAATCACATCTTCGTGATAATCATTACAAAGAGTTAATGATTTGTCCATGTTTTGTCCATGTTATATGGAAACATGCAGTTGATGTCTGTTTGTAGACGTTTGTGTATCTGTGTATGCGTTAGTGTGTATACCCTCGCATCCTATCATGTAGCAATATCAATGGGTTAGCAATGTATGATAATGTATGACATTGATCAGTATACTGAGTACTTGTGGTACTATGGGGTACTGCGAGTGAGACTTAGTTGCAACTAGGATTAAACTTGGATCAGCTAAAGTTTAGAGACCCGGGGGAGGAAAATCGGTGGGTGCTTCTCGGGGGCTTAGTGACCCCCCGTGTAAATTCCTCAGTAAAAAATCATTAGATTTAAATTATAAATAATCCCATAATAGTCCAACTTGATCTATAAAATAATCTAGGGGAAGTATAATATAAAGATAGAATTAATTACAACCATTAGGAGGAATAAAATGCAAGATAGAGTATCTGCTCTAAAAGTACCTATTTCGGAATCTTTACAAGAGACTGTAAAACAAGCAGCAAAAGAGGAGGAATTGAAGCTCCTTACAAGAGACGAACACAAGGAATTTCAAGTACTTAGAGAACTTTTAAATGGTCTTAGTACATTTCAAATCAGGTTCATCGAACAGTATATAAGAACTGCAAGTGCAGGACTGGCTGCTCGCAAGGCAGGAAGTAGAAGTAATACTCCGGAAACCATAGGGTACAAATTACTTCAAAATCCTAACATACAAAAGGCTATTGCCATTGCGATGAAAAAGCGCATCGAGGCAGTCGGGTTGGACACAATTGAAGTAATTATGAAGATAAGGGAAGTCTACGATGCAGCCTTGGAAGCAGGTAAGTACGATGCAGCTAATAAAGCTTGCGAATTGCTCCAGAAGGAAATCGAACGAGCTTCGAGAGCACCTGGGTACCAGGCAGAGGTCTCGCGCCCAGGAGCAGTCTTTGCAAGACTACCAAGTGAAGAGTACTTGGATAATACAAAGGAAGACCTGGAGAAAGTCATAGAAATCATCTCGCGCAGGAAGGATTCAGCAGAAACTACGAATAATACTAATAAATCTCTTACTGAAAATATATCTAAGAGTATTCTTAGTAATAACGTAGTAGCTACTTAAATATATTTGTATTACCCTAAAAAATAGAAAAAATCTTTAGTACTTTGTAAGAATACTAAAGAAAAAAGAAAAAAAATTAAAGATTTACAATGATTTACTTAAAAGATTCTACTAGGTTACATTGATTTACTTAAAGGATAGAAGGATTCAAATGCAATTTGTTTCAAATTAGCTAACATATTTATTTTTCTATATTATTTTTTATCGTTAGTTTAATGTACTTTGAAGTTCTTCTCTCCCTAAGTCTTTTTCGGATAAGATGCTTCAGCCACGTCATTGTAACATACATAGTATAACATAGATATGTATTTATACAATGAGGGTAATCTAATATTAACTATTTGTAATGAAAGAATAACAATTGGAAGAATCTAAAGAAAAAGATAATGCTCTAGAGAACCTCCTAGGATTCCTTAGGAAGCCCAAGGAGAACCTAGGAGAACAAGGGGGTACCCAGAGTACCTTATTGCCTCAAGGGTCTGTAGGAGCTTCTAGCGAGCTTTCAAGGGCATCTATTGAATATCTTAAGGAGGACCTGGAGGTAGCTAGAGTAGCTTCTGGGCTTACCAATAATGCTTTAATAGAGAAACTCCTAGGAACTACGGATGCTCAAGGCCAGAAGATCAAGAGGTTATCCTCCTTGTCTCTTGTGGCCTTCGATGACCTGTATGCTAAGATACTAAGTATCTCCAATGATTTATCCAAGGAGGATCAGGTCTATCTTACTGACTTTATATCGAAGAAGATTATAGCCATAGGTAGGGTAAACTTCTATATGTACGTAAAGTACATGGCACCTAATATCTTGCCCGAAGGTTTCATAGATGGTAGGCATATAGCTCTTATGGCTAAGGAACTTCAAGGAGTAGAAGAAGCTACGTTCAAAGGTAAGCCTATAAGACAGATGATCTTTTGTCCTCCAGGGGGTATGAAGTCCAAGCTTATCAATTTGTTCATTTCTTGGTGCCTAGGAAGACATCCTAAGTGGAATATCCTGCACATAGGACATGGTACTCAGTTTGTAGAAGACAATGCAGGTAGACCTATTAGAGACCTTATGCGTACCGAGGAATATCTAAGAATATTCCCTCATATTAAGATTAAATCGGACTCTCGTGCAGCAGGTAGGTGGGAGACTAGTGAAGGAGGTAAGTACTTTGGAGCAGGAGTTAATACGCAAATCGCAGGGCGTAGAGCCCATCTCGCTCTCGTCGATGACGCAGTTAGTGAACAAACAGCTTATAGCATTATTGAACGAAGAGGGATTAATGCTTGGTATGTCCCCGGACTCAGAACAAGACTTCTTCCTAATGGCTCTGAGATCATCGTAAATACCCGTTGGCATACGGAAGACCTTTCAGGTTACTTAGAAAACAACGATAAGAAGTCAAGGAGACCTTGGAAGATTATTAAGATTCCTGCTATCCTGGACAAACCCAGTGCTAGACTTCTAGGTATGAAGGAAGGAGAATCTTTCTGGCCTGAGTTCCAACCTCTTGATTTCCTTGAAGAACGTAAGGCAGACCCCAGTATGACTGCTTCTAAATGGTCTGCTCTTTACATGCAGGAACCTGTTCCCGAAGAAGGAGTAATATTCAAGGAAGGAGATTTCCAGTTCTGGGCACAGAATAGTCCTCCCGAAGTAGACTTGATTATCTTATCTCTCGATACTGCTTATAGCATCAAGACTACTTCCGATTATAGCGCCTATAGCGTCTGGGGCTCCTTCCAGGAAAAACGATTAGATCATAAGGGGCGACAGCATTGGGTTCCCAATCTTATACTTATCGAATGCGACAAGAAGCGTTGGGAGTTTCCCGATTTGGTAAAACAAGTCATTGAAATGTATGAATATTATAAACCTGATATAATACTAGTAGAAAATAAAGCATCGGGCCAGTCCTTGATCCCAGAATTACAATTGATGGGTTATCCTGTAGTTCCCTTTGATCCTCAACAATACGGGGATAAGGTCATGAGAGCAAATCAGGTAACTCCTTATTTTAGGAATGGACGTATTTGGGTTCCTGAAGGACAAGCATTTACCAATACCTTAGTCAAGGACTGTCTTGAGTTTCCCTTTGGATCGTCCGATGATCTAGTAGATACCATGACCCAGACTATTATTCATCTAAGGTCTACTTTGAATTTAAGTACTGAAGAACATATGTCCGAAGACCCGGAGGACGATCTTGATTATCATCGTAAACGTAAGACCTATTGGTCTGCAGCTACACGGAGTGCAGCATAAGGAGTTTCATTGAATGCCAGTTGAAAAGAACCAATATAATCCCATGGTCCCTGAACTTATAGGCAAACCAAAGGCATATAAAAATATGCTGGGTAATGCAATGTCTGTCCCCGGTCCTCCTGTAGAATTTGAAGTTCAAGGAAATCCAATGGAAAATCCATTGGAAGATGTAACTGACGAATCTCCTACTCAAGAACATTACGAGAATTTGGTAGAACATCTTGACGAACGCCTAGTAACTCGCATAGGTCGTCAATGCAAAGACTGGTTCGATGGCGATCTTAAGTCCAGATCAGACTGGGAAGAAATTATTACCAGGGGTATTCAGAACCTAGGAACTAACTTGGATGACTCGGATGATGCTCCCTTTGAAGGAGCATGTGCTACTACTCATCCTTTGATTCTAGAGACTGCGGTGAAGTTCCAAAGCAAGGCTACTGCAGAATTATTGCCTGCTGCAGGCCCGGTAAGGACCCAAGTCCTAGGCAAGGAAACTGAAGAAGCTCTCCAGAAAGCCAATAGAGTCAAGGAGTTTATGAATTATCAGATTACTCGGATTATGCCTGAGTATTATCCTGACATGGAACGGTTACTTTTTTATCTTCCCTTGTACGGAGCAGCTTTCAAGAAGACATACTGGGATCAAGCCTTGAATAGACCTGTAAGTTGCTTTATTACTGCAGACGATTTTGTCATCAACAACAATGCCAAGTCCCTTGAAAAAGCAAGGAGATATTCCGAAATACTTCCTTCTATTACCGGAGCAGAACTTAGACGCAAGATAAACGATGGAGAGTACATAGAACCCAAGGAATGGAGGAATCAGAACTCGTGGACTCGTGATCAAAAGGATGCTGCAGTCTTTGACATTACCGGAGAGAACCAGGTAGGAGGAGGAGGAACTTTCTACCAGAATCCCGTAAGCCAGCAAGCCGACAAGAGTATAGGCCATGTCCATATCAATGACCCTAATGAGGGCAAGATATTCAGTCTTATCGAACAACACTGTTATCTAGCCTTACCTAGTCCTTTAGAAGAGATTGGCTATACCGATCCGTTCATTGTTACCTTCTTGAAAGAGACTGGAGAAATACTCAGTATCAGGAGAAACTGGAAAGAGCAGGATATAAACAAGCAAAAGCGCATTTGGTATTCCCATTACTCTTATGTTCCCGGTTTTGGATTCTACGGCTTTGGACTCTTTCATCTTTTGGGGAACTTTCAGGTAACTCTTACTTCTGTAGTAAGGTCCCTTGTCGATGCAGGACAATTTGCTAATCTTCAAGGAGGATTAAAACTCAAAGGACTTAGGATTGTAGGAGATAATAGTGCAATTGCTCCCGGAGAATGGAAAGAAGTAGAAACTGCACTTCAAGATATAAGTAAAGCCTTGTTTCCATTGCCTTACAAGGAACCAAGCCAGGTCCTGTTTCAATTGCTTCAATGGCTCGACCAGAGAGCAGGGGCTTTTGCAGATAGTACCGAACAAGTAATCGGGGATTCTACCAACTATGGTCCTGTAGGAACTACGGTAGCCCTTCTTGAAGCTTCTATGAAATTGTTCAGTGCAATTCATAAGAGAACTCATCTTGCCCAAGAACGGGACCTCAAACTTTTGGCAGAGATCAACTTCGAGTACATGCCTGAAGAATATCCTTACGATGTTCCCGGAGAGACCAAGAGTGTTCTAAAGACTGACTTCGATCCTAGGGTAGTCAATGTCATTCCTGTAAGCAATCCCAATGTAACGAGTAATGCTCATCGTATGGCAGTAGCCCAGACTAAGTTGCAAGCAGCAATGCAGTCTCCTCAGATTCACAACATGAAGAAAGTCTACAGGGATTTTTACCTTGCTTTGGGTGAAGAGGACATTGACGGTCTTATTCCTCCCGATCAGCAAGCAGCGCCTTTGAGTCCCTTGGAAGATATCATAGCTTTGAATCAGGGTAAGCCCATCAAGGCATTCACGGGTCAAGACCATAGAGCACATGTCGAATTCAAGGCAGCATGGATGCAAGACGGTATCGTAGGAGGTCAGAGTCCGACCTTGAAGACTTTGGTCCCTCATGTCCTTGCCAATATCAAAGAACACCAGATACTTCAATTCCAGGAACAGATTCAAGGTATTGTAGAAGCTCAGGGAATAGCCAATGACGATCCCAAGGTCGTTGCTCAAGTCCAGGCAGAAGCAGCCAAGGAAGTCAAGACTGCCAATGAAGCTCTTGCCAGCATGTTGGGCGGGGAAGACCCATTGCAAACAATCGCACAAGCAGAAATGATGAAAGCTCAGACTGAAAAAGATAGGGTAGCGCATATAAAAGTCAAGGACCTTGCTTCATTAGCCTTACAGGCGCAGAAGATCGACATTGATCGTGTCCTTGCGATGTTGAAGGGTAAGGAACTAGGAGCAGATGTCCAATTGAATCAATTCAAGACTGGACTGGAAGCTGTTCAGCAAGGTATTGATAATTTGCTGCGAGAAGCAGAGATGCAAGAAGGCAAAGAAGTAGAAAAAGCTAAAGTGCAGACAGAATACGAGAAAACCAAGGGAGTTATTAAGAAGACTGCCTTAGATGCTTTTACTCAAAGACAAAAGATGGGACATCAGCAGCAACAACATGATCAAAAGTTGGATCATCAAGAAGAAATGAATGTACAAAAACAAAGATTCGCTAAGCAGCAACAAGATTTGAAACTAAAACAACAAGCAAAAGCAAAGGTAAAAACAAAGACTAATGGATAAATTCTTTCAGGCAAGACTTTCTAATTTGATGGGAGATTCTAGTCTTGACGATCATGTCACTAAACAATTGATGCAGGACATAGAAGGTAGAATAGGACTATTACTTGACATTAGCGACATGAATTTAATCAAATATAATCAGGGCTATATAGCAGCCTTGAGAACTGCAATAGAAAAGATAAGACAAGATAACAAAAGAAATATAACGAGCGAGGATAATGAGTAAGCAAGAAAATAAAACAAAGGAATTTAATAATGACTAGTGGTGTAGTGGAGTTAAGCGGACAAATGACTAAATACGACGGCAATAGGACAGCCTGGGTAACAAACGATGAAGTACCAGACCCTAAACCGTTGCCTACGATAACAGGTTGGAATCTATTGATTAGGCCGGTAGAGCCCGAAAAGAAAATAGGATCGTTGCATCTTCCCGATTCTTTTACGGAGGATGTAAAAGTCTTGACGAATATAGGTCAAGTAAAAGCAATGGGGCCTCTTTGTTATCATGACCCAAATGTAAAACCTTCGGATGGGACTTATTTTCCCTATGGTCGTTATCAAAAACCTTGGTGTAAAGTAGGAGATTATGTCACTTGGGGGAGACATCTAGGGGTAAAGCTTCGAGTAAAAGGAGTAGCTTTTGTCCTGCTTCAGGACGAACTTGTCTTGATGATCCTAGATAATGCAGGAGATATTAATCCAATGTTTGACGTATTAAGGAATTAATCATGAATAAGGAACGCGCCCTTAAATGGACGGAGATCGAAATAGCTGGTGACGATACTGGCAATAATAGCAATATTCAATTAGACTTAAGTAAAGACCCTAACGACAACGACGACGAGAGCAATGAGCAGCAAAAAAGTCAAAATACTGAGTCCCGAAGAGTTGCGGTATCTGGAATCAAAGACCAAAAGATACAGGCGCAAAACGATAAAGACGACTCCGAAGAGACCGAAGATCAAGATGAAAGAACGCAAAGGCAAGGCAAGAGCAGGTACATAGATCAAAAGTCCGAGGACTCGGAAGATACTTCAGAACCTAAGAAGAAAAATAGAGCGCATAAGAGAATTCAGAGTCTCTTAGCTCAGGTAAGAGTAAAAGATGCAGAATTACAAGAAGAACGCAGATTAAATCAAACTCTTGCTTCAAGATCCAAGCTTGATGAGAAGCGAAATGTCAAATCTCAGAAAGAACAATGGTCTAAGACTGTAGAAGACAAGGAAGCAGCCTTAGAAGCTGCGATGAATGACAATAGGAACAAGGATGTAGCTAAGTTAACTACGGAATTAGCCGATGCAAAGATGCGTTTGAATGCCTATGAAGCAGTCCATGAAGAATTAGAGGCTGAGCCAGAGGTAAAACAAGAAAATCAGAGACAACAACAGCAGCAACAAGCTCCTGAAGTACCTGAAGCAGCCCAAGAATGGGTTGGACGAAACCCTTGGTTCAAGACAGATGGCATAAAGCAAGGGCTTGCGCGCATGATTTCGGCTCAATTGACCCAAGAAGGTGAGTTAGACCCCGAAGATGACGAATATTGGCAGGAAATGGATACAAGATTAGGTGAATATGGAGTAAAATCTAATAAAAACAAGCAAAAAGATTTAAAAGATGAAAGAAGTGGGGGAAATGCAGGGAAAAGACGGTCTCCGGTAGGGTCTTCCCGAGAAGATGAGGATTATGTCAGTACGGATAGGTCCGGAGGCAAGCAATTTAGCCGTCAAGGTAATAAAGTAACGGCGCAACCTAGTTCTGATGACTATGATATGGCAGAACGCCTAGGAGTTCCTATAAATAACTTCATGAAAGAGAAATATAAATTAGCTCAGCAAGATTATAAGGGTTATGTCACTATAGATATCCCAGGACAATAAAGCAGAAATTATCGTTAGATTAGAATACGTTATAATATTGGAGAAAATACATGGCTAGAGGGCCACTTAGAAAAACTAGGGTAATAGAACAAGTAGAAGAAAAATATGAGACGTATACGCCTCCTTCTTCCTACGATATACCTGAAGAATTGCTTAATGATTTTGATGAAAAAGGCTTACACTTGCGATGGGTCAGGGTTCTCTTAGAGAATCAAGATGATTACAAGAATGTAGCCGATAGACGACGCGAGGGTTATGAACCCGTCTCGATAAATGAATTACCCATGCATATGCGTGATTTGTTTGAAACGAAGTCTTTTGGTCCTGCAGCAAGTAAGTATGCTAATATTGCAATGGTAGGAGACTTGGCTCTTTTTAAGATTACCAAGGCAAAAGCCAAAGCACGCCAAAGATACTACGAATCCGTAGCCATTAACAATGAGATCGCTCAAGCTAAACAGCTTGGTGGAGACAGTAAGCTCAATAAATTATTACCTATAATTAATGAGTCTAGAACTGTAGTACGAACTGGCAATCGTCAAAATGCTCCGCAAGAGTTCGGTAAAACTCTTAAAAATGCTTCTTCACTAGATACTGAAGACTCAGACGAAGACGCTGAATAGCCTTATAGCCGATTCCTTTGGAATCGCAGCAGGTCGCGCCGAGGACAGAGAATCTTCAAATTTTACTCAAATCAAGGAGTAATCAAATATGACTGTTTCTTTTATCGGTGGTCTTGTACGTTCTCGTAGTACTGGTGGACAGACTATACAACGTCTAAGGGCTTACCCAATTTTGAATGGTAATAATCCTGTAATGTATGCAGGCACCCCTGTAAAGTTGTCCGCAGGTGGATTGGATGTCGCAACTAATGGTGCTGCAGTTTTAGGCGTAGCTGTATCCTTTCAATGGATCGACAAAACAACCAACAGACCTCAATATTCTCCCTATATTCCAGCGAATACTTCAAATAAGAACTCAGGCTACAATGAAGGATTTACTTCTCCATTTGCTTTGGTAGACGATAATCCCAACGGTACTTGGGTCTTAAAGACAGATGCTTCAGTCTCTGGTGGTGAAATTGGTACGCTTGCGCGTGTCACAAATGCTACTGCAGGGTCTACTGTAACAGGTCGTGGTGCTGCAGAAGCAGATACGACTGGTACTGCTGTCTCAGCCGGTAATGCGATGTTCCGTATTGTAGGTGTCTACCGTATTGGTGAAATTACTTCAGCAGGTGCTCAAGATAATGATTTCAATCTTGATGCTTCTACACTTGTCGAAGTTGTTTTCCAGAATCATTTGTATAACTAAGGAGCTAGGTAACTAACATGATAATGACTCGTGGTCAATTCCAAAAAGAACTAGTTCCTGGCTTAAATAATATTCTGGGAGCTTCATATGGAGAAGTCGTAAACGAACATACTCCATTATTTGAAATTGAGAACTCTATCCGCGCATTCGAGGAAGAAGTCTTGCTTAGCTCGCTAGGTACTGCTCCTACTAAGAATGAAGGCGATGGTGTTCAATTCGATGAAATGCAAGAACTCTGGACAGCCCGCTATACTATGGAAACTGTCGCTCTTGCATATGCAATCACGGAAGAAGCCGTAGAAGATAATTTGTACGATACGTTTACTAAGATTCGGACAAAAGCTCTTGGTCGAGCCCTTGCTAATACAAAGCAGATTAAAGCAGCAAATGTCTTTAATCTAGGTTTCTCGACGACACGTCCTGGTGGCGATGGTCTTCCTTTGTTCAGTGCTTCGCATGTCACTCTAAGTGCAGGTAGTCAGACAAATACGACTACTGCTGATATTTCTGAATCTGCTCTAGAATCTGCAGTTATTGCAGTAGGTCTTACTAAAGATGATCGTGGTGTCCTTATTGGTGCAATGCCTGTAAGTCTCCATATTCCTCCTCATCTGAAGTTTTCAGTACACAAGATTCTAAAGAGTGCGCTGTCTACTACGCTTTATACTGCAAGTACTACTGCTGCTACTAATCGAAACGATGTAAATGCTTTGAGAGAAATGGGTTTGTTCAGTCGTGGTGTTTTTGTAAATCATCGTTTCTCCGATACAAATGCATGGTTCATTCGGACAAGTGTCCCCAATGGTACTAAGATGTTTGTACGTAAACCTCTTTCTACTGCTACAGAAGGTGATTTCGATACGGGCAATATGCGTTATAAGGCTCGTGAACGTTATACCTTCGGATTTTCTGACTGGAGACAGTGGTGGGGCAGCACTGGGTCGTAGGGGCTCTATTGACATAAGATACTAAATGTAAAAATATAAGGGGGTAGGAGGTAATCTTGCCCCCTTAGTTTTAGGAGCAAGACATATGCGTAATCAAGCGTTAATTCGCCAGTGTGACGAAAGACGTATATGTAATTGCATTGATTTAAACAAATACTTTAGGTCACACAAAGCAAGGAGACTTGCTCACAAAGCAAGGAGAAAACAATGAGTTCGAATATCCCCTATGCGCCAGTTACACTATTAGATACTGCCGTAAGTATCGGTCCTGCAGATGCTACAATACAAGCTTTAGATTTTAGATTTTCAGGTGAAGAT